GTATTATCTGCTGTATTATTACTAGTTGTTACGTTAGATGTATTATCTGCTGTATTATTACTAGTTGTTACGTTAGATGTATTATCTGCTGTATTATTACTAGTTGTTACGTTAGATGTATTACCTGCTGCTGTTGTAGTGTTATTAGTTACATTAGATGTATTATCTGCTGTATTATTACTAGTTGTTACGTTAGATGTATTATCTGCTGCTGCTGTTGTAGTGTTATTAGTTACGTTGGATGTGTTGCTATTTGCTGTAGTATTATCACTATTATTGTTTGCTACTGTAGAAGTTGTACTTTCATTAGGTTCGTCTTTAGGTTTATTTTTTTCACCTATACCTTTAACGAAGTCTGTAGCTGCTTTTGTTGTTTCGTCTTTTACTTCTTTGAATCTGTCTTTAACTTGTGGATCTGATTCTGGTTTAACACCGTAAACATCTGTATATACATCTTTTGCTACTAAGAGAGCTGTAGCAGGTATAGCGGTAGCAGCTGATCCTAATCCGGAAACAGCTTCAAGTGCTGCTCCAGCTAAATCTCCTTTTATTAAACGACTAACAGCAAAACCTCCTCCTATTAAAGCTCCTAAAAACGGTACCGATTTACCTAAAGCACCAGCCATTGCTCTTGGTATTCTTTTTGCTATTGAAGATATTATTTTACCTTTTACTGCACCTAGTGTACTCTTACCTGCTGCTTTAGTAACCGTGCTTTTTGCTGCACCGACCGCTGCACCTTCAGCAGTCTTAAGAGCTGCACCTTCAGCAACTTTAACTCCTGCACCTTCAGCAGTCTTAAGAGCTGCACCTTCAGCAACTTTAACTCCTGCACCTGTAACTGTTCTTAAAGCTTTACCTGCTAAATTTTTAGCACCTTGTACAGCTTTACCTGCTTTTTTAAATATTTTAGATTTAGCTAAACGTAATATAGCTTTAACTTTTTTAGGTAGCATATCGTATAAACTACCCAGTAAACCATTATCTTTATCATCACTTTTATCGCTTCCTTTTGGTATCTTAATGCTACCTATTGCTTTAGTAACATTACTAAGAGAGCTATCGATGTGTTTTAATACATCTTCTAAAATAACTGGTAAATGTTTTTTTAAATTACTTACACCTTGTTCGGTAATACCGCCTATTAAAATAACTTTTGGTTTATCGTCTTTAATGAGATGTACATCTTTGTTTTCTTTAGTAGGTAATACATTATTTTCTGTTTTATTGTTATTATTAACAATATTGGTATTATTAGTTGTGTTGCTTTTAGTAGTTTCAGATTTTTCAACAGTCTCGAGAGTAGTATCTTGAGCAGCTTTATTTGTAGTAGGTGTTGATGTTTCTGATTCTTTTTTGGGGGATACATTATTAGATAATTTTATTAAATTACCTAAAACCATTATACCGTTTAACAAATCTTTAATTTTTGCACTGTTGAGACTTGCAGCAGGCTGTACTTGTTGTACATTAGATTTATCAAACCCCTTATCTTTAGTAAATTTTTTAACTGTGTCACTAGCTAAGCCTAATAAACCACCTTCGTTATAACGAGTGGTTATTTTTTCATATACAGAATTTGAAGATTTTTTATCTTCAAATTTACTAGAAATAGCTTTTTTTAAATCGGTAAAAAAATCCGATTTAATATCATACTTTTTAAGTAGAGTATCTGTAATTAGAAACTCTAATTCTTTTTTAATATCTGGTGATATAGCTACAGGAGACATCTTCTTATATATTTAAGAAGATAGTTTTTAGATTAGATGTTAAAAAATGATGCGTCTGTTGGAAAATCTTTTATAAGATTTGCACCCGTATCTAATACAAAATTATAAACAACTAAGTCTTTAATACTATTTTTATAGTTTTCAGCATATTTAATAACGTTATTAATAATAGCAGTAGGTAAGTTTTCAATAACTTTAATTCTATCATTAAATGGAAGTATAGTAAGATCTACAACAGTTTCATTAATCTTTATACTTGTTATATATTTTGTAATTTCGTTAATAAATGTTATGCCTATTACATTTCTTAGTCCTTCTTCAGTCTCTACTTCTGCTGGTATATTTTTATTAAGCTCAACATCTAATAAATTTTCAGTAGCTATAGTTGGCAAAGAACATGAAATAGTACAGTTATTGAAACTAAAAATTTCATCTTTAAAGTTAATTTGTTTTTCTATAAAAGAATTAAAATGTTCTAAAACAGATACAGTTTTAAAGGTATCTTCTAAGTTATTTTGTTTAATTTCATCTTCATTAAAGTAAAAAGTAAAATCAGAAGATATACACTCCATCTTCAATTTAAAAACAATTAAAATCTTATCAAAAATAGTTAATTTATTAGTATTACAGTCAATGGCGTTTTCAGCTATAATAGTGTTGATAGTACTGTTGTAAAGTGTATTAAAAACTGTTGTATCAACAGATGTTTTTAAAATTCGCTTTAATTGTTCAGTAGTAAGTTGTTTAAATTTTATGTTTTTTTGTAATGACGGAATAAACACTTGAATACTAATATCATTATCGAGAGCTTTTAATTGCTCTATTAAATTTTTTACATTATCAGACATAAACATATTTAGAGATACGACTCTATAAGTTCTACATAAAAGGGGTTGAGTTTATAGGTGGTACTTCGTTATTAGTGTAAGGGTTTAAACTATTAGTAGACTTTGTATTAACGTTAGGTTGTATATCAATGCTAGGTTGAGTGTTGTTATCGTTATTAAGAGCTTCTAATTTTTTTACAAATATACCATATTCCCCGGGTGTACAATTTTCTATATATTCCGGAGACATATTAATTTGCTTGCTAAGTTCAAATATATTTGAGTAAAGAGAGAGTAATTGATCTCCAAAAAGTAATTTAATTAGTAAATATAAATTATTAATATTAAAATTAAACATTAAATGTTTATCTTTTAAACCTGGTATATAAGATAATAAATTAATATCGTTAAAAATACTGATAATATTCTCTGCTCTTTTAACAAGATGAGTTGTTAATTTAGCAGGAAAATAAACAAATAATTCGTTTAATGTATTCTTTTTTAAATTAGAAAATGGTATTTTAATATTATTAGTTATAATTTCTTTTAAAAATAAACCGTATACAGTCTCTAGAGAATCTGTTTCAATATAGCTTATTTCTCTTATAGTTGGTAATTTATAATATATATAAAAACTATCTACATTATCAGGAACGAGTAAATGTTGATATTTTATATTTTGAATAATGTTTATTATTTTAGATATATTAATAGTAATTTTAGTGCTCTTATCATCTATTGTTTCAGCTAAAATTGTATTACTAATATTATTACGTCTTATTTCTAATAATAATAAAAAATAATCAATAAAATTTAATTTATTGATTTCAATATTAGTTAAATTAGTTATATCAAGTAATATACTGTTTATATTGTTTAAACACAGTATAACATCGTTTCCTAATAAGCATTTTAAAATAATTTTATAATGTTTAACTTTTAACTCTTTACATAAAACAACTTTATCATTAATTTTTATTTCGTTTAAAAAATTACTCACTTAAAAATTTAAGCTATTTTGCTACTTTTTTCTCTATTTATATACAATGATGTTGCTAATAGGATCTTCAGGTATTGGAAGACTTGGTACTATAAGTGGTGTAGGATCTTCAGGTATTGGAAGACTTGGTACTATAAGTGGTGTAGGATCTTCAGGTATTGGAAGGTTCGGTGCTATAATCAATGCAGGATCTTCAGGTATTGGAAGGTTCGGTGCTATAAGTGGTGTAGGATCTTCAGGTATTGGAAGACTTGGTACTATTGTAGGTTGATTTATTTCAGGTGTTGTAGTACTTGGTGCTATAAACGGTGCAGAGTTTTCAGGTATTGGAAGACTTGGTGCTATAAACGGTGCAGAGTTTTCAGGTATTGGAAGACTTGGTGCTATAGACGGTGCAGAGTTTTCAGGTATTGGAGGACTTGGTGCTATTGTAGGTTGATTTATTTCAGGTGTTATAGTACTTGGTGCTATAAACGGTGCAGAGTTTTCAGGTATTGGAGGACTTGGTGCTATTGTAGGTTGATTTATTTCAGGTGTTATAGTACTTGGTACTATTGTAGGTTGATTTATTTCAGGTGTTATAGTACTTGGTACTATTGTAGGTTGATTTATTTCAGGTGTTGTAGTACTAATACTTATTGTTGAATTAGGTAATTTGTTATTATTTAAACTTTTTACAGACTCTAAGCTATAATAATGATATGTAAAAGTTGTTGAACGATTTATAGGACTACTTGCTGGTGAGTAGTTATATTCTTCTCCTTCAATAGATATCGGGCAAGCACCGTAAAAAGTATATTTTTGTACAACTGTTGGAGGTTCGTTATTACCTAAAAGCCCCAATTTATATGCTGTAATTCTACAGCGGTAATTATCAGCTCCTTTTCGTGCAATCATACCTAGATGAGATGTAGCAATAACCCAAGGTCTAATAACATTATCAACAAAACTTATATTAGTTTCTAAAAATACTATTTGCATACCACTGTATGCATCTCTACCTCCACCAATTTGAGATCGTATAAAACCGTTTTGCTGTATACCTTCGGGGTTAACAACGTTTGATTCACCAGGTATTTGTACAGCTTGTACAAATAGACAACCTTTAATATCCTGATAATCGCTTTGAAGTGTTATTTCTATTGCTTTATCTATATCCCAACTTTCAGGTTCGTAACTAATACCTTTTTTTATAGCTTGAACTGGTAAAACTTCTGAATAACTCGGCGAACCATTACTATCACTATCACTACTAAAAAGTAAAAGCCACTGCGCACCTTTCGGTAACGCACTGGCTGGTTTACTTAAAAAATTTTCTAAAAAAAACGGTATTTGTTGAGTAAATTCCATACAGCAATATTATTTATTGCTGTTAATTAGAATTAATCAGCATATAATGCTGCAGTAGCACCCTGAGCACCGCCGGTAACTCTCCAGTATTGATAAGCAAGAGTAGTAGGTACTGTTACAATTGAACCGTTATCTCCGATATTATAAGCTATATCTCCAATTGACTGTACGTAAGCACCGTAGAGAGTATACTGACGAACTGTATCCATACCTTTATCAAGTAAGTCGAGAATAATATTACTAGGTGTTCTGGCAATATTGTAATTACCGGTTGAGGAGCTGTCATCAAATGTTGCAATAGTAGCATCTTCAAGAGCTGTACGTATATTGTAGCTTTGATCGCAACGAAATGTTACGGCCCAAGCGTCAGATCCAGGGTAACTAGCTGTACCAGGTACGTTGAACTGTAATCCCATAAAAGGTACAGGTATATTAGCAATTGTTCGTCCGGGTAAATTAGCAGTTTCAAGATAAACTAAATTAGTTTCTGTAAAAGAAATATTAGCTAATTGCTGTACTCGAAATTGAAATTGACGTGCAAAGTCGTTACTCTTTACTGATGTGTAGAAGTCTGATATATTTTGTGACATAATTTTATTTTATTGTTGTTAGATTAATTCGTTGAAATCTTGACTTGTTCGTGTAGCTATGAAGTTTACTAAGATAAACTCTGCTGCGCGGGTTGGTTTAATGTAGATATCAACGTTAAGCTGATTACGATCAATAGTGTCAGGTGTATTATTACGAGTATCGCAAACGATCTTGTAATCATATAACCCTTCAGTATTTTGAGCTAATGAAAAGATTGGCTTAATTGTATTAACTAATCTTGTACGTGTGAATGTAGTGTTAGGTTCGAATACAAAGTATTTAACGGCTCTTTGTACGGCGCGCTCAAGTGTTAAGAATAAGCGACGAACATTAACTCTATCAAAAGCAGATGGTTTAGCTTGTAATGTCTTTTGACCGAATACTACATATCCATCTCCAGGGAACAGGCAAATCGGGTTCATCGATAGGGTATAAAGATAATCACGCTGTTTTTGATTTGGATTAAATCCAATATCAACAATGTTTCTAATTATACCGCGGTTAAGTCCTGCTGGAGCAATCCAAGGTTGAGTGAGTGTGTCATTATTAGCGTAAATACCAGCTACGTAACCGGAAGCAGGTACCCATGCAAAATTATCACTGAAGCTATCGTAAACTTTAACCCAGTTAGCATAAGTAGCTGAATAGTTAGTATCAATACCAGTAAATAGCTGCTGTAATGGAGTGTAAATATTTTGTGTAAAATTATTAGTTCTTACTTCAAGTGTTTTAAGATTAGTCCCGTTAACAAATATTTGTCTAAGCGGGTCAGCAATATACATACAATCCTTACGTGTATTCTGTACGAAGTTATTGAATGTATTAAAGATTGTTTGCCAGTACTGAATAGTGCTGGAAGTCGGTTGTGAGCTTAATGATGCTGTATCAGCTACTAGCTGATCATTAAATGTAGCGATCGAGCCACCAGATGTATTAGCAAATATTGTTGAAAGACCTGCATCAAGTACGAGATCTAACTTTGATTTATCAGGTGAATCAATTAATGTTAAAACTCTATTAAGTTTTGCATTAACGTCTCCAATTGTATTGGCATTAACTTGATCGTAAGTAGGGGAATAAATACCTAATGGATATAGAGCATTAGCAGCTACTCTTACGTTAGTAGTTGGATTTGGTGAACCGTTGCTTGTATGGTAATTAGCTCTTGATATTACAGGATTAATATTAACATTAATATTAGAAGAGTTATTATTAAGAATATCACCAATATAGGCTGTCTTAGGTATACCACCAACACGAGCAATATCTTTCTTTGTTGAGTCTAAAGAACCAACGAAGGCTTCTGCTAGAGCATTTGTTAAGACGTTAGGTTGATATGAAGAATTACGAAGCTTGAATACTGTAACAACAAGCGAATCGTTATAGAACGGATTACCAAAACTAAAGTTTGGTATAGACTCAATTTGTTCAGAGAGTGAACCGAATGTTCCAGCTGCTCCGGTAAGAGCGAATGAAAGATTTGATGTAGGAAGCTGACTATATAAGTCATTACCTGATAAGCTAATAATTGCATTTGCTTGAGTAAATGGTACGTTGAGACCAAAACCGCTATTGTCAGAAATATTAACGTAATAACCTTGAAAAGCTTCATCAATAGTAGTTTGTGCTTGATTTAGTATAACTAAACCACCTTCAAGTGTATTAACACCATTTACTATTGTAAATACGGATCCTGTATTAGGAGTAAAGCTAAACGTTGGTGTAGAGCCTGTATAAGTAGGTAAAGTTGTCTTCCATACAAAGTTATTATGAAGTAGGTTATTATAAACGTCTTCACTAAAGGTAACGTGAGTAGGAGCACCGAAAACAATCTGTGAATTAGAAGCACTTAAGAAAGTTTGATTAACGTATGCGAATGTCCATAATGAACTTCCTCCTATAGTAGTTGTAGAGTAGGAACTTAATACAGCTGTATTAATATTAACAGAACTTAAAGTTTCAAAAGCTAAAAATGCTTGCGCTGTTGTATTAGCAGAGAGCTGTAAAACACCCCCTGTTATAGGAGTTGATGATGTATAATATACAGCTGTTCCTGCAGAAGCAGCAGGATAGAAAAGACCGCTATATTGAGGAGCAAACCCGGCCCCAGCTCCAGAACCGTAAGGAAGACGTGTTGCTAAAAGATTACCGTTAGAATTAAGAACAGCGGCGCTAGAGTAGTAAAAATAACGTTCTGCTGGAGAAGCAGGTAGACCGAAAATTTGTTCAAATTCAGAAATTGATGTAATCTGTAAAATTTCGTCGGTTGGACCTTGAGCTGCAAAACCAGGTACTAAAACGGATGTACCTCCTGGTATTGCTATTGTCTGAGACAAATCTGTTTCGATGATCTGTACTCCTGGAGATTGTATTGTAAGTGCCATATGTGTATTATTATTTATGCTCTAGTAGATTATTTTTTTAAGTTATAATAAATTTATTTCAAGTTGACTAAATTGAAACTGTGCTGTTGATTCAATAAAATTATTATTTCTATACTCGTAATTAATTGCTCCTAAGTTAGTTATAAATGCGTTATGATAGATAAATTCTATCACTTGATTATTATATTCATCTAAACCAAAAATAGAAAAATCAGTTTGATACTCTGTATTTACACCTGAAGATATGTCACTTTGAGCATTAGTAGGCGTACCTGCGTAATAACTACCTAACGGGTCATTCATTATAGATAACCATTTCCATAACAGCCAATAATTCTTAAAATTATTATCAACCATAAAATTAATATCAAGAGGAGGATAACTTGGGCGGCTGTAGCTAGATACATGATGTGATTGACCTCCAAAACGTAATTCAACAGGTGGTACTTGTATAGCGGGTACAATAGTGCCATGTACACTTAATTGTAACGGCTCAATATCAATTGAATTATCTGTTAGAGATTGTTGTTTTAAGTATTTAGGTAAATTTAAAACAAGTAAAAATTTATCGTCACTTGCTCTATTAAGAATAGACTGTTGAGTAGGGTTAGTTGTCATTAATTGTGAATGTTCATCCAACCATTATTTATTAGATCCCAGTAGTCAGAATTGTCCATTGCTTTATTATATTCTGCTTCAGATAATAAAGGTTCGTATTTTTCTTTTATCTCTCCTCCTATATTTGTTGATATACCTGTACTTAAATCTTTTAATACATAAAGCTTAGGATCAATTTCATTGTAATCTAAGCTAGAAATTTTTAATGGTTTATTTTGCTCATCATACTCATCTACTTGAAAATATTGTTCGCATATTTCAGGTTCAAGCGCAAATAATCCCCAAACAAGGGACATAACTCTATCATCATAGAAGTTATCATTCTTTTTTCTATACGTTCCGTTTGGGTATCTAATAAACGTTTCAAGCTCTTTAATCGTATCCATATCATTAATATGAACAACCTGTAAAAAGTTAATCCAGTAACGCATATTAGCAACTCCAGCAAACCTCAGATTGTTATGACTTAATATACCTAAATGTCTTGTATTAGAAAAAGAGCCGGTGTTAGCAAGTTTTGAGCAACTAACTATTTTTTCATAAAAGTGTTTATGAAATAGGGTATCGATAATTTGTGCACCGCAATTATTTCTCTCGACTAGTAGTGGTGGGTTACCCCATTGACAGGCGAGATTAACTAAATTATTAGCGTAATGATACGGTTCAATAATATTAGTACCGTATACCGCTACTTCTTTTATTTCTTTTAAATCGGTTATATCTAGTACTTGAGATACTGTTGCTGCTCTACCAATACCTTCACCTACATCGACGCCTATTACATATAATTTAGATGGATCCGGTGCTTCAAAAACTTTATAATGTCCTTCATCACAAGTCCATATTATTGGTTTCTTTTTTTCTTTAAATCTTTCAATAACAGAAGCACCAACAGCTGAATTACCCGGATCAAGAAATGTATTTCCAAACTCTTGTTGAAATGCTTCATCAGAGCCTAACGCAGATGCCATTTGCTTACGCCATTTTTCACCTCTACCTGGTACATCCCACCAATCAATTCTTTCGGCATGCCACCCGTTAACTTCTTTTTCAGCTCCTGAATATATCTCGTAAAATTTATTATTAGTACCGTTAGGGGTACTAACCATAAAAATTTTTGTTGTCTTACCTGATGAAATAATAGGAATAACTGATTTCCAAAATTCTTCCATAAAGTTTTGATCGATAAACGCAGCTTCGTCAATACAGAGAATATTTGCAGTATCACCTCTTGCTGCTGTCGACGTAGTAGTACTAATACCTATACTAGATCCATTTGCAAACGTACAACCTGTTTTACCATATTCTTTAACACCAGGTTTAAGATAGTTTGGTAACATTTCATAAGCTAAACGTATTTTTTTAAAAATATTAATAGCTGTTGATTCTTTATTAGCTACAATAATAACACGCTTATCATCAAAAAAACATGTATTCCAAAGAGCGTATATAGTAGTAATAGTTGTCTTACCTACTTGACGAGAGGCTAGTACACAGACAAATCGATTATCAGCAAGACTCTTGAGAGCGCGCTTTTGTGCTTTATAAAGTTCTATTTTTTGTTTACCTCGATCGGCTTCTACAATATAAAAATGACTCTCAGCAAAATGAATAATACTCTCTTTGCATTTTTTAATTTCCCGAACCATTTTCGGGGTCCATTCAAATTGAGCATCCTCTTTAGGGATGTTTTTATCACCACGATAAAATTGATTATCGTCAATGGGTTTCTCTAATATCTCATCGTTCATGAAGTAACCTTATTTATCGGTCACCAATAAAATTTAAAAGAGTTGTTCTTAAATGTTCTACTAATGCGTCTCTATCGTGTGGATTAATAGCGTGTATAATAGAAACTTTTTCTCCGTTTAGATCGTAACCAAGAATCATATATGATTGAAGATACTCTTCAGTTAAATGATCAAGTTGTTCGAGATCTTTAACCTTAGAATGTTTTATAGAAGCAGTGTCATAAAATCTAAGAAATGCTTGTTTAATTACATCTTCAATTAACAAATTTGACTCTACTACCTTTTTAAAAGTATCATCAATATCAACACCACTTAAATTAAGTGTGTTTGTTTTTATTTTTTTCATATTTTTTTAGAGGCTGCCTTTTTTTTATCTTGATCACCGGTAGCCATATATATATATTATTTATTCATCTACAGATGTAGATATATATCAACTATTATAACCTGAAGCTTTATTATTAATACCGTACTTAACAAGATGCTCAATTAAAACTTCATAAGAAGAAGTTTTAATTTTAAGACGTCCCGGTATAAATTGACCACCATCAAATAATTCAAAATACGATTCCCCAATATACGGATCATTAACAACACACGTACAAAAAATAGACGATACACCCGGGTCAATTACAATTGTCCAAGCTCGAGGATCAGAATCATTATACTCTGTAAATATTTTATGTGTATAGTAACCACTATCACGTAATCTCTTAACTGTATAACCTAAGGTTGTTAATTTGTTAGACATATATAAAGATTTATCTCGTATTTGTTATTTTACAAGAGCGGATATAATAAATTTTATAGAAACATGCTTATCTTCTATTTCAAATAATGTAACCTTTAAGGAATTATTAATTTTTACAGTAATATTTTCAGTTCGAAGACCAGCTAACATTCTTACGTTTTCAAGATTTAAAGGTAACGCATTTTTAATCGGTTCACCACTGAACTTATCTGTCACAAGATATGTAATATTGTTAATATTTTGACGATTATAGTCATTTAATTCAGCATATACTTCATCATTTTTAGTAAAAAAATAAAGTTTATCAGAATCAGTAGCTATAGAACTACCTTTTAATATTTCATTAAACTTAATATTAGATAATATAAACTCCGAATCGTATTTTAATAATTTAATTTTATCAGGGTTTATTGGACATCTTTGCATATAACTATCTTCAAGCAAATAATAGTTAAATTTAAAATTAACAGTATTATACTTTAAATGATTATTTTCTAAAGATATAACTACGTCATTATCATCAACACAATCTAATAACCTAACAAATTTTTTAACATCTGGTAAATTAATTTTTACAATGTTATCTAATAAACTATTATGTTTAAGAGTAGCAAGTAAAACAATACTACCGTCTTGAGATGAACATACAGCATACAACTCATTATCATTAGGTATTAATGATATATTATCAGCTATTTTACTAATTGGCTGTAAAAACTTTTGTACAAAGCTTTCTTTATTAATGTTTAGCGTGTTAGCCACTCTTCAAATAAATTTGCAAGCTTACTAAGGTTATTATTAACTGATTTAAGCGTATCAATTAATTCAGTAGTAGCTGCTTTAGCTACAGGTATATCATACGTTAAGGGTAAAAATAATTGAGGATCGTATTCTTGCTGCAGTACAGGTGCAGAGGTAACACTAGGAAGAGAAGGTAATGGTGGTGTTAAAGGCTGAGAAGGTAAAGGGTACAACCTTTCAGCTTCTCTATTACGCTCTTCAATTTCTTTTTGTTGTTGCTGAGTAATAATAACGTTGTTATTAGAAGAAACAAACTTCATAGGGTCTACTTTATTAGCAGGACCCATACCAACCGGTACAAGTGTACTTTCGTCTACTTTTTTAAGAGTATTACCGGTTATTTTAGCCATTATGGCTGCTGCAAGTTGTTCTTCTGATACAGCCATATTACTTTAATTCGCGACCAGCGTTAATAACAGCAACTGCAACTGCAGTATGAATTGACTCAAAGTGATTAACTACTACAGAATAATCCTTAATACGGTTATCGAGCTCCTTATCAAGCTCAACTGCTATCTTACGAACCATATCTTCAACAAAGACCGGGTTCTCGTACATAAGCTCAGTTTGATAAGCTTCATCAACACGCTTAAGAGCGTTAATAATAGGAGCAGAAGAAGCATTTTCAACAATATCAATAATATCTTCAATCCACATAATACCCTTTGATTCATCAATCTCAACAGTAACGTCAGCTACTGAGCGTTGATTATGAGCTCCGTAATCACTAATCTCTTTAGAGCACGGGCAAAGAGAAGCGTACATAACGTGAACTGTAAGATAGAGTCTCTCCTTACCGTCAATAAGACGTCCCTCCATATTACCGCGATAATCCATGTGAGACTCAATACCGGAGACAGGTGCCTTACGCTTAAGGAAATAATCAAACTTAATCTTAACATAGGCATTATCAGATTTTAATCTAGCCTTACACTCGTGAAGAAGATCCTTAATAACCTCATGAACATAATAACCGTCTTTCTTTACTACTTCTTCAATAAGAATACGATAACGACTCATGTTCGTACCTTTATTCTCAGAAGTAAGGTCAGTATACATTGAAAACTTACCTGAGCCTTCATTAGTAGTACCGTCTTTACGAATAATTTTAACGGGAAGTGTTGCATCACGAGTACCTACTTTTGGAATGTACTTCTTAGGAAACCCGTCTATAGTATTCTGAATATCGGGAATATCGGCGTTAGTTTTTATTCTTGGCATAAAATTATTATAAATTAAAATTAAAGACCGGCAAGTAACTCCTTAAGCTTGGCATCAGTATCATCTTCAGCAGGGACCTTAGCTTCATCTACGCCCTGAAAAATTTCATTAATAGGGTCCTTCTTTGTAGATACTTGCTTTACAGGTTCCGGTACAGTATCTTCGTCAACAGCCTCTTCGGTTGTTACATCTTCAATACAGAAGAAATGTTGATCGAGTCCACGTTGAAGCTCGGCAGATGTCTTAGCTTTATTAAACTTTTCAAGATCATGTACACCTTCGTAAATTGCACGAAGTTGATTATCATTAAGTTCAAGTTTAGAGGTAGACAAAAACTTAGATGAGGAGTAAGTCACTGATAACCGATTACCAGCATTACCAGTACGGGGCTCACACTTAATACGAAGAGTGCTACCATTAGCTACATCAAATACTTTCTCAGCACCAAACTCAGAAGCATCATCACCGTCAATAGCACTTTGAATAATCTTAGCGAGCTCCTTACCGTAACGAATAACCTTAACCTTGCCTTCGTTCTCAGGATTAGTAGGATCTGAGATAACGTAAGCATTAACCATCCAGCTTTACTTACGTGAAATATCACCGAGCTTCTTCTTCTCTTCATCAGTACCGTTATTATATGTTTTCATAACATATGAATCAATAGGGCAATTCTCACCGTAAGTAGAAGGGCAAAGAGATGTAAAAAACTGTCCATTAGAATGACTCTTCCAAGAGTGATGCTTGTAGTTATAGATTGTCTTCTTAGGTTCAGTGATGTTCGGTACAAGACGAACGGTGTATGTCTTACCAGATTCGAACTTAATAATATCTTTATAAGAATTATCATTCTTATTAGAGAGTGAAGCTTTAATTTCTGCGAATATATTTTTTGTTAATGTCATAATGAGTTTGTTTGGTTGTTTATTTGTTTGTATTATACATACGAGTTTGAAGAATTCAAGCTCTTATCTATAAAAAGTTTTAATGTTATAAATGCTTTACTTAAAAATGATTTAAGTTCGTTAGAACTATTATAACGAGATTTAAAGTCGGGGTATGTTTTACCAAAATTACCTAATAGTAATTCTCTTTCATCAAAAGGCATCTCATTTATATAAGGAAAAATACCTGTAAACTCCATAAGAGAGTATGGATTTATTTTTTTATTTTTTAAATGATATACCCATTCAGGAGACATACCGGTAAACTTAAAACTAGGATAATCATGAAGTTGTACTTTATTCGTAATACAAAATTTTACAATAAAAAATAATGAGTTCTTTACATCAGATATTTGTTTATCGGGAGATAGCATTTCTTGTTGTTGTTTGTAAATTGTGTAAGTTTTTATAGCTCTCGGTGAAGCAAAGTAATTTAAATCAAAATGGTCTACGTCTTTATATATTTTATACGGAGCTATAAAATATGTATCTATATCTATATTAGGATATCTGCTGAAAAATACGGATAGTCTTTTTAACGACACGTATTTTGGATTATTTTCAAAATCAGTAAAATCTCCTTTAAGTTTAAAAGGTTTATTGCGTAAAGAGCGAGATATTGCTAAATGTTTATTGTATATTCTTTTTTCTGTTTCAGTCACTTTTTACTCGTTATTGATTTCTTGAATAATCGTTTTGTATTCTTTGATTTTAATAGCGGCGGGTAAAGTTGCAAGAGGCCAAGTAAGGCATCTTTTGCATTATCAGAGTGAGTAACTTCGACAAATAAGTCTCTAATTTCTTTATTTTCTAATATTGTAACAAAAACAGTTGACGGGTTTATTTTTTTATTATGTAAAATTGATAATAAAGAACCAAATTTAAACACACCTTGTATATATTCCTTTGTACATATTTGTTTTAAAGGGTCGTTTTTTGATAAAAAATCATCTAATACTTTTTCGTTAAACATGTATGCAGATTATTTACTGCATTTATGTATATTAATCAAGTTTCTGTAATGGAAAGTTTATCTAAAGTATTTTGAGCATCTGCAATAGCTTGTTGTGGTGTTTCAGTACTAAAATGATCAGGATTAACTTCATTAAGAGTTAGCGTTTCATATTTTACTTTGAACGCACAACTACCATAGTTAGCGCCAAATCGATTCTTTTGCATACCGAGGTTAATAATACCGAGCTCTTTATCTTCTTCTTCTTGCCATAGCGAACAAATAACGTCACAAGTTGCTGCTAATCCAATACTCTCAGATATACCTTCCATACCAGGTGATGATGTATTAAAGGAACCACGATTAAGTTGAGAAGCTGTAACAAACGGAATATTATATTTAAAAGATAGAGCTCGAAGTTGCTCAGCTATTTCTTTTACAGTTTCGTAAGAGTTTAAATTCTTTGTAGAAGATTTAAGAAGGTTAATATAGTCAATAACTACAACTTCAGGTTTGAAACCTTTATGGCCAAGCTTAGTAATATAAGCATCAATATGTCTTACGGTAACTGTCTTTGGGGGATATTCTTTAATAATAAGCTTACTATCGATTTGCTTTTCAATATGCTTAACTTGTTGTTTAAGTTCATCTGTAAAGACTTTAAGTTGATTGTGAGGTATTTGTGTCATCTGTGCACTAATCCTTTTTGCATACATATACTCTGACATTTCTAAAGAAATAAGAAGTACGTTTTTATTTTTTAAAACAAAATTAGTAGCAATATTACCTAAAAAAATACTCTTACCGATATTTACCTGACCAACAAGACAGGTGAGTGTTTTAGGAAACAACCCACCTTCTAATTTTTCATCTAAAAATTTCCAACCTGTTGGAATAGGGTTATATATAGTAGTGAGTTCTTTAATATGGTTATCTACATCCTCAAAATACCAATGACCGGAATTTTCAGTAAGATTAATAGTATAAGCCTTTTCAAACTCTTTAAGTGCATCAGCGGGGTCTGCTTTACCTTGAGCATACTTTTCAGCAGTTTCTAAAATAGTTTTATATAAACATCTTTCTTTAAGAAACCTCTCTGTATTACTAAGTAACTCTTCTTTATTAAACTTCGTATCAATTTCTTTAAACCGGTTAGCAATATCGTTAAACGCTTTTCGTTCCTCTTCAGAAGTTAATCTTGACTTAATTTCAGTTGCTGTTGGTACGGTACCTCTCTCAGAAAAGAAAAATGCAATTGTTTTAAACACAGTCTGGATACTCTTATCATTGAAATAAGCGGGATCAGCATGTTCTATAATTGTTGCTAAATACTCCTGACTTAAAAGAGAGTTAAAAAGAATAATGTTCTCGTAATAATCGAGATCAAGCTTACCAGGTTCTGGATTAGACATTATTCGATATTATCGACTTCTTCTTCAATATCTACTGTAGAACTAGTGCCATAGCAAAGTTTTTCTTGTAAAACTTTTTCTAATTCAGGCATAATCTTTTCCCAGAATTTAGGATCTTTTTCAAGATCTTTTCTATAACCAAGACTTTCACCTTTATACATTACTGTACGTCCAGGTTTTTCAATAACACCGAACGCTTCTGCAATTTCAAAAAGACCAGCATGTTTATCAAGACCTGTTTTAAAGTTTAAATAAAGTTCAGTCTTAAGATAAGATGGTACAAAACGGTTTTTCACTGTCATAGCGCCAAGCGTTACACCTGAAATATTATGAGCAATAGCCACAGATTGTTCATTAGGGTTGTCACTAGCTTTTTCGTTCTTCGTACTAAGTTGTACAAGAACCGAAGCAAGATAAATCGGTCCCTTGCCACCACTCTGAGTTTTAACAAGAGTAGGGAACATTTCCATTCCTTCATAAATGTGATTACTAAATAAAATTGGTACCTTTGCTTTAGCAGCTTTATAGGTAAGTGTACGCATCATCGATTTAATAGCTTTTGCTCTTTGTCCTACATCTGCTGAATCTTTACCAGCTGTAGCATCTTTAATTTCCTTAGCACTTGCAAGATTTCCAAGAGAGTCAATTGCTACGATAAACTTAAGATCAGGATTATTCGCCTTAATAACGTTATCGAGAAATGCACTCATTTGATTACGGCAATCTTCAATCGTCTCAACAGGGTAGTACTTAACACGAGATGTATCCATGCCAGCTCCTTCAGCACTTTTCTTATCAACAGCTACCTCAGAATCCCAAATTACAGGTATATAGCCTTTCTTTTGAGCATTAGCCATAACCTTATTCATAATAAGAGTCTTACCAGCCATCGAAGGTCCAGCAAAACCTGTAATACGGCCTCCTGGAATTCCCTTATACATGGATCCTGAGATAATAGCGTTTAATGCATACGAACCGGTATCAATCCAGTCGTCAGCAGTTGATAGAGTAGCAGCATCTAATACTGCGGAGTCGGGGTTTAAGTCGTCGACTGATTTAAAAATGTCTTTTAAATAAGAGAGTTCGTTTTTAGCCATACCGAAATATTAGATGCTGCTTCTATTAAAGCAAATTATTCTTCGTCAAAAAGACGAACAACATCACCAGCTCCAGCAGGAGCTACACCCGGATTAGTCGGTGTGATAATCGGGCTAGGGTTAAAGATTTGCTGGTACTGAGCCTGAAGCTTAAAATCAAATGCAACATCTTTACATTCGGTAATAAGCTCACGATTATACTTCCAAACAGTAGGCTCAGTCTTATCGGCAAGAAACTCTCTGAAGAACAGAGGAAGAATCTGTAACGATAGTTGACCAGTCTGCTGATTAGGCATAATGTGTACTACGGCTGGGTTCTTAATGGTAAGAACCTTATCTGATGTATCAGCATCAATGCGTTCTCCAAGGATTGTACGTCCTACAGAGTCGAAGAATACTGCTATTGTGTTTGTGGTTTCGCTCATATCGTTAATATATTATTATAGATTTATAGTTTGTGCTAGGGTTAATTTACTGACCCATTGCTTTTTTTGTATAAAGGGTATGGTTAATAAGAGCAGATGGTAGAAGCTCTACTCTACTGGCTCTTGTAGGATTAATATCAAGAGATCCACGACGAGCGTAAAGAAGAGTTACAGCACAGTCAATTACAGCTGGATGACCCATAATGCTTGTATAAAGCTTTTCAGCACAAAATTCATGAAACTCATTTACTTCTCTCAAAGAAACAACTTGCTTGAAGAGTGAAACAGGGTTAACTTCACAACCCTTCGTTACAATGCGAATATAGGCCGTACCTGTATCTTTCTGCTTTGTATGTCTGCAACGCGATCTCAAAGCGTTTGTAAAATACTTACACTCAACAATCTCTTCACCGTCTGTAAGAGAGTAGAATTTAAGATGCTCTTCCTTTGAAGCGTAATCTGTAATTTCTGTACTAAAATGAATCTTATCAGTAAGATCTACATAACCGTAAACAGGATCAGCGGCGCTAGTATCAGCTCCGGAGCGGAAAAATTTAACTGAAACAGGTGTCTTAAGAACGTTCTCAAGATCTGTACGAATCTGATTCTCATAATTGTCAATAGCTTGAGCGTATGTTTCTCCCATCTTACACATATCAAATGAATTACAGTAAAGCTTAGCAGACTTTGACTCTACCATGAACTCTGAATCGCATGAATAAACATACTTGAGGGTACCTGCTACTGGTACTCCACTATTAAGAAGGAATGTAGCTTCGTGACAATGCCAGGTATCGTACCCAACAAAACTATCTGCTTTAATATTCCAATCGTCTCGTGCAAGAGAACGAGGCATTGGGTTAAGCAATGATGGATCAAACGTATCGGTGTATACTGCATACGAAGCCGAAGATCCTAAAGACTTCGATGCAATGTCATTCATGTTAGTTGTACTCATAATTCGTAAAAATCGTTGTTGTGTATTTCTACCTCTTTATCTTGTAAAGCTACAAAGAATTGTCTAGCACGTTCTTCAACAGA